TGCTTCCAGTCTAGATGTTCAGCTAATTGCTCAATGACAGACTTACCACCACTAGCTAAAGTCTTCGCTCTAGCATCATGTGGCAGATGATGAGTACCGTATTTATATTGTTTGCCTAATATGACAGCAGCATAATGCTCAATAGACTTCCCGCTAGCGCCGTAATAGTCAATAACATGAATCTCTCCATGTACGACTTGGTAGAACCATACCGCAGTATCATCGCTATAGCCCAAATCCCAAGCAGTATGTACAGGAACGAAAGTATCGTAAGCAACATGTGTAATGCGACCATCTTGTTCTGCCTGATAAAGTTCACGACCCCAAATAGCACCAGGGATAGCTGCATCAAAGTCACAGTCCATCTCTTGACGCCAAGCGTCTTCTGTTAGCTCGGCTCTCAATGAATCAAGCTCACTCTTTGGTAAGATGCCAGACTCACTAGCAATTACCTTTAAAGCTAACCAGTCATCAGACTCTGTAGCTCTCTTGTATGTTTCGTAGAATTGGTTTCTGCCTTTAGGCGTACCAATAATAATTGCTTTACCTTGTCTATCAGCTAAAGCAGGGCGTATAACATATTGCCATACCGAAGGCTTCCAATCGCCATATTCATCAGCAACAATGTAGTCGAAGAACAGACCACGCAAAGCGTCAGCATTATCAGCACCAAATAATTGAATACGAGAACCGTTAGCAAAGTCAATTCGCATTTCAGACTCGTTGACTGTGATGCCCTTAATAATCTTGGTATAGTATTTAAAGTAATCCCATGCCACGCTTTTAGCTTGTTTGTAGAATGGAGCGATGTAGGCTGCTCTGAAATCATGCCTTGTGGTCCTTAATGCTTCTCTGATTAAGTGATTTATACAGGCGACTGTCTTGCCAGCCCTACGGTGAGCTACTACAACACTCCATCTTTTGTCGCCATTGTGTAATGGCATAAACGCACTTCTCGGTCTATACGGAAGTGGTGTCTTGTTCATTTGCATCTAGCCAGCCATATACTTGTGCCAATGTATCGTCATCAGCGCTTACCTCGACTGCTTTTAAGTCAGGCAATACTTTAGCTAGGAGCTTTAACCTTGTCTCTGTCTTGAACTTGGCAACAGCTAACTCGTCATTGCTTATAGGCATTTCTAACGTGTTATGGATAGCCTCTATATACTTTTGACCTTGTAATTGCTCTCTTAACGCTTCTTTACGTTCAGCACGCCTTTTATCGGCATAGGAAACACCTTGGTTTTCCTTTTTATTCAAGTCTTTAGTATTTGTAGGTTCCTGTGCCATTTAAGTTCATAAGAGTGGTCTTACGCTCCATAAAATTATCTAGTCATTAATGCCAAAGCTAACTTCTTTGGTTTTTGTTGTTTCTTTACGCCTTCTTCCGCTAGTTCTTTTGCTTTGCCCATAGATAGGCCATGCTCTTTAGCAATAGCTTCATTCTTGGCTGCTGCCCAGAACAATCTATTTTGCGCTTGTGAATACGGCATATCTATATCCTTATGTATGAGCTTGATACTTCTGACTCTATTGACCAGGTATGAGAGGCTCGGACAAAAAAATAGCCACAATTAAGTGGCTAGAAACGGAGATGTTCGATATAAAAACTCTGGACGAGCTTATACCGACAGGCGTAAGAATAGCATACTTTTGCTTCTGTGTCAAGCACTTTTTGCATTATTTGTCAACTATTTTGATAACTCTTTGTTTTTATTAGAAATCCAATTTCTTGCAATAATCATTCTAATCTCATGGTCATCTACCTCACGGATTAGCTTATTCCAAGAGTTTCTCAACGATGAGAATTGATTGCATTCTCTTTCGTATTTTTCTTTCCAATCCTTGGCTTCTTCTTTCCAATACTTGGCTTCTTTTTCCCAATCAACCATTCTTTTCCTTTAATGCTTGTTCATACTCTCTAAACAATCGCGCTTCCATAATCTGTCTAGCTTTTTCAATTATCTCATCATCACTCAATGGCTGTGCAGGGTGGGTGTAGAGTTCTTTATTATTTAAAAATTCTTTTACAGGATTTTTGTTTTCAAAATATCTTACAGTTTCCTCAAATTTGTGGCATAGCATACCTAATTTTCCTAGTTCACCTTCTTCTAATAAACACTCCATTGAGTATTTTATTATTTCTTTTCTTTCCCATTCAGTAAGTGGAAACTCGCTTTCAAGGTTGACCAACCCAAGATATTTATTCACTTTTGATTTAACAGGTTCTTGCGCTGGCTGTTCTAGTGCTTCTTTGCAAGCATTGATTGCAGGAATTAAATTTGTTGGAGTATCAAGTTTTAATATTGACTTTGGCACTCCCAACTTTGCTAACCCTTCAAAAAATTCATTTAATGCCTTGTCAGAAATTTCTAATGCTTCAATCGCCATCTTTAATGCTTCGTCTTTAGTCATTGTATTATCCTAATAAATAAAAATAACAAATACAGCAGTTGCTATCAATCCCCATTTGAATGCTGTAACAAATAAATCTACAATCATTGCCATTTCACTCATTGTTTATCCTTTATCATATTTGTTTCAACAAGAAGTTTTCTTGCTTTTTCAATATATTGTTCAGAACCGCTATGATGTTTTTGACTACAACCAACACCAGCAACACCACTTGTAGTTTGATATTTATAAAATGTAACTAATCTTTCAAGGCTAGAATCAAGATGACTATTTACTACTTCATTTTCTGACATTTCTAACAAAGCACCAACGTAACCAATTAATGCTGCAAGTGATGTTACATCTTTTCCACGCAAAACCATTACTGGTTCATTTTTATCAATGTAATATTCACCAAACCTATGGTAAAGCCTGTCATCTTCACCAAATTTGTATTTTGGGTCATTCATTATTTTTTCCTATCATATGTGTTATTCCAATCGCCATCTTCAATGCTTCGTCTTTAGTCATCAATATAACCCCTGTTCTGGTAATTTCTTCGCTAGTTTACTTAACGCTATTTCATAGTGCATGTCAATCATAATAGGGTTGACCAATGTCTTTTCCCCCATCCATCTTACATAGATAGCTGTTCTCTCAATCGTGCTTAAATCATCTATACATTTATCCACAGTTTGAGCTGCTTTGTTATCTACTTCGTCTTCCAAATCCTCAAATGAATGTATTGAGCCTGTTAGAAAGCCACTTGATTTAGTTTTATATCCTAGCTTTAGGTTGTCGTTCTTCATGTAATCTCTCCAAAGCTCTAAATAATAAATGACTTTGCCACTATCCATTCATCAATTCCTTTATCTTTTGTTGATAATGCTTCTTAATCTCAAGTATCTCGTCTATTGTGTATTTCTTGGCTTCATGCTTGCCTTCTAACCACTCAACTTTTTCTATTCCGATTTTGGCCACGAGTTTTCTGCGATATTCAAGAAGGTTTCCTGACAGATGGTTGTTGCAAACTGAACATTGCTTGTGACAATTATACTCGTTGAAGCGGAGTTCAGGTGCTGCGCCAACAGTTCTGAAATGCCCAGCGTGATATTGTCCTGTGTGAAATCGTGAACAACTAATACAAGGTTCTGCTTCATCTCTCATCCTTATGTATTTATTGAATATAGCTTGAGCCTCTTTAAGATAGTCAGCCTTTGATTTTAGTTTAGCCTTGGCTTCCCTATGTTCTTTCTTTTCTTTTTTTGCTTTTAACGCATTAGCATGTTCAATAGCGCAAGGAATACCACAGACATTTTGTGCAAAGCGCAAAGGTTCAAACTGTTTCTTGCAGATTTTACACTTTTTGAGTTTAGCCACCCCATTGCTCCGCCATAGCATCAGCAATACCTTGAAAAGTCTTGTTTCTCCATTTTTCTCTTTCTTTGGGAGAAAGTTTAGAAGAATCGGCATACCATTTATTCATTCTTTTACCACTAGGGAAAGTAACAAATTCACCTTTATCTACAATATTTGTAGGTTTTAACAATGGCAATCCTTTTAACCATAAGCATGTAGATTTTGTAGCACTATGACCATATTCCCAAGGCTGAATGATTTGGTCTGGTTTGCGATATAAACTAGACATAATCCCTATAGGGTTTTCTACTGCAAGTTTAGGAACATCAATATTAACAACACGCATAAAGAAGTCTATACCTTGTTGTTGCCTACCATCTGCACGTTTTTTTTCAAAATGCCTAGCGCCTGACACAGCTAAATGCGTACATGGTGGATGTGCAAT